GGCGGGGTGAAGAAAGAGGTTCGCATCCGCCGGCTGTCGAGCGACGTGACCAAGCTCCACATTCGGTACCGGGCGACGCCAGGGACGCGGTTACTCGTGCGGCAGATGGAGCAGTTCCCGAACGCGGATCACGACGACGGCCCCGACGCCCTCGAGTACGGCAAGCGGCTCGGGGTTCACCTGTGGAACGGAAGGAAGCGAACATGACGATCGACACGCAGAAGCTGGTCCAAAAGATCAGGGAGAAAAGGTTCCGAGTGCAGCAGCGAAACCAAGCCCTCGATGTCCTGGTTGCCCGGGTCATGTCCGGTGTGGCTGAGCCGGAGGTCCTCTGGGAGCACGTCGGCTTGCCAAAGGACCGCACGCCAACGGCCGACGAGTTCGCCCAGGCCACGATCACCCACATTTGGGCGGACTGATCCATGAGCGACCGCCGCGAACTACCGGCCATCCCGGACGACGTCCGCAAGAAGCTCGGCGACCAGAAGGCGGCCAACCGGCTGCTCGTCGAGCAGATGCAGTACAAGCGCCTGAACCGGCTCAAGGACCGGCAGGAGGCCCTGCTCGACTGGGTGACTCCGTACATCGACCTGATCGACCGGGCCCGGATCGACCCGGCGTTCAGCGGCCCGGCCGGCGTGTGGATGCGGAAGTACGGCCGCAACTACCCGATCTACCAGACCGAGCAGGAGCTGGCCACCTACCGGGCCGCCTCCCGCGTTCTGCTCTCGACCAACGACTACGCGGCTGGCCACCAGGAAGGCCTGACCAGCTACGTCATCGGGTCGGGGTACACCTATCGCACAACGCCCAAGAAGGCCCGCATCGACGGCAAAATCCAGGAGGCCCTGGTCGCGGCCTGCCAGGATACGATCGACGAGTTCCTGGTCCGGGTCGAGTGGTACGGCGGGTCGGAGCCCGGACTCGAGGAGGAGTTGTTCTGGCGGAGCTGCGAGGACGGCGAGTGGTTTCTGGCCCATTTCGCCGTCGACAATGGCCTGACCGACGTCCGCACCGTCGAGCCCGAGCAGGTGACCAAGCCTCCCGACGGCGACCCGCTGGAGACGTCGTTCGGGATCATCACGCCGCGGGACGACGTGCAGAAGAAGCTGGCCATCTACTTGTTCTGGGGCGACAACCCGTCGCAGGGTGAGGAGTGGGACCCGGAGGAGCTGATCCACTTCAAGCGCAACTGCAAACGGTCGATGAAACGGGGCATGACCGACTACTGCTTCGACGCGTACGACGCGTTCGAGCTGGCCAGCCGGTTGCGGACCAACATGAGCGACGCCGCGGCACAGCAGGCAGCGATCGTCGGCATCCGCGAGCACGAGTCGGCCGATGCCGATTCGATCCAGGAGTTCGTCGACAACGAGGCGGCGTTCACGGCCCCGGACTCGTTCAACCCCGGCGTGCAGCAGCCCAACCGGTACTACCGCCGCGGCCACTGGGAGGACATCCAGAAGGGCCTGAAGTACTCCCCCGGCCCGATCGCCACCAACACCCCGATCCACATCGAGGTCCTCCAGGCGTGCCTGCGTGGCGCGTCCCGCCGGTGGCAGTCGCCGGAGTGGCTGATCAGCGGCCTGCACGACACCAGCTCGTTCGCCTCGTCGCTGACGGCCGAGAGCCCGTTCACCCGCCGTGTCATCCGGGCCCAGCGGCCGATCCGCGAGGTCCACACCCGGACCATGTACATCGTCCTGCGGAACAAGTGCGATGCCGGGGAGATGGTCGCCGGCGGCCGGACCTGGGAGTGGGCCGAGGTCCGGGCCCTGGTCGAGGTCCAGGCCGAGGCACCGAGCCCGGTCGTGCGGGACAAGCTCCAGGAGGCCCAGGCCGCGGCGATCGAGATTCCGCTCGGCACCGACAGCCGGCAGCGGTACGTGCAGGGCCAGGGTCGCGACTGGTCGCAGATCGAGCAGGACAACGAGGAGTACACCGAGGCGCATGGCGGGACCGGGGCCGTGCTGCCGATCCCCGGCCTGCCGAATGTGCCGGGTGCCGACAAGCCGTCGCCGACTCCGGGGTCCTGATGCGTCGCTTCGCCGTCCGGGCCCTGGAGACCGACCAGGACCGGCTCGTCGACCGGGCCGTACGGTCGGCCGACGCCGCCGAGCGCGTCGTCCGCCAGGTCTGGGACGAGTTGATGAAGGTCCTCGTCGCCGGCGGCGCCCCCATGCTCGTCCACGTCCGCATCCGGGCCATCCTCGAATCGTTCGCCCCGCGGTTGCTCAAGGGACTGGCCGACGACCTGGCCGGTCTTGCCGAACACGCCCACGACGTGACGATTGGCACCCTGGCCGACAAGCTGCCGACCCGGGCCGCCGATCGGCTCAAGGATCAACGCCCGCTGATGGAAGGCATGAGCGAGGGGTTGGCATTGAAGCTCTTCCCGGCCCCGTCGGCCCAGCAAGTCACCTCGATCGTGTTTCAGACCGACTGGGCCCAGCGGCTGGCGACTCTCACCCGCCTGGCCACGCCCGACCTGTTGGCCGGGATCGTGTCAAGCGGCATGGCCGCCGGAAAGACGGTCCAGGAGATCGCCGAGGACATCCGCCCGGCGGTGCAAGGCGTGCAGTCATCGGCCCGGCGCGTGGCCCGCACCGAGGGGATGCGGGTCGCCCACGAAGTGCAGATGGAGGCGTACCAGCAGCTCGGCGACCTGGTCAAGGGGTATCAGGTCCACTCGGCGAAGGTTCCGGACACACGCAAGTGGCATCGCGAACGCGACGGCACCATTTATTATCGCGAGCCAGCGAGCGGTCAGAAGGGGTACTACCAGATGCCGCGGCCGCCGATGGAGGCCGAGGACCCGGCCGAGCGGCCGCCCGGAACGCCGCAGATCGCGCCGAACTGTTTATGCTACCTGACGCCGGTGCTGGACGTTTAGACGATTCGGGCCGTGATGCGGCCGGCCCCCGGACTGCCAGGGGTCACGATGTCAACGACAACGCGACCCTCTTCGGAACGGACGTTTTCCAGGTGCCCTACTTGCCGGCCGTTCTGGGTGACGGGAAACTTGGGGAGACGCCACGTCTTCACCGATGGCCATTCCGCTCGCAACAGGTCCAGCGTGATCCTATCGGAGACGTCTGCCGGTGGTTCATCGCCGGGGCCATCCCACAACCAATCTGCGAAAACCACTTCGCCGCCGCCCCTTAGCTCGTATCCGCAATAACCTTTGTCGGCTCGCTCGGCAACGCATCGCCAGCCCGGCCACGTCGTCAGCCTCACCTCTTGCACCGGATGGGCGGCGAGAATCGCGTCAGCGTGGGCGATCCAGTCGGCGGCGGTGCAGGCCAGACTCTCGATGAACCCGCGCCCCCAGTCGACCCGCTCGCACCAGGGCGGACACTCCAGCTTGAAGGAGACTTGCGATCCGTCCGGCATCAGAATCATGCTGTGTGACTTATCGCGAGAGACGTGGAATAGGTTTGTCCGCCACCATTTTGAACACAGAGCGCGGATGCGGGCCGCCTGAACTTCCTCCCCGTGCTCATCCAGCCAGTCGGCGTAGTGCAGCCGCGGTGCGTCGTCGTCGGGGGCCGCCAGCACGGCGGCGAGTAGGGCCTGGTCGTCGCTCATGGCCGTCATTTTACACGCTCCCCGCGACAGAATCCTCCGCGGTTATGTTCCAATCCCGGCATGGCCACTTCGACCGCCCGCCGCCCCCGTTCCGGCCGCAAGGCCGCCTGGGTGAGGCACGTCGGCCGCGACCTGGCCGAGGACGTGCGGGGAGAGCGCGGGGCCAAACTCAAGGTGGACCGCGAGAAGCGGATCATCTACGGCGTGAAGGTGCTCGGCAAATACAGCCGCAACACCCACGACGTCGAGGGCGTCTCTTCGACCGAGTACTCCGACCGGGCCTTGAAGCAGGCGTGCGAGCTGTACGAGGGGATGACGGTCCGCTGCGACCACCCGGCCAATCGCAACGCGACGGCGAGCCGGTCGGTGTACGACACGTTCGGCCAGCTCCAGAACTGCCGGGTCGAGGGCGACTGTGTTCGGGCCGACCTGCACTACCTGCCCGACCACGACCTGACCGAGAACGTGCTGGCCGACGTCGAGAGCGGGATGGGCGTGTTCGGTCTGTCGCACAACGCCCGGGCCGGCCGGGAGTCGGTCCACGGCGGCCGGCTGATCAT